GTTTAAAAACGCGCGAAGACAAGATTGCACCTGTGACTACTGTCACGGGCCCGTTGGTAGGAGGTTGTCTCCTCCCTTCATCATCGAATCCGATGATGGTGAAGTTGTGAATGCTCTGAAGTGTATCGCCGAGGTTTTGTATTTTTATGGTTACAAAGCCTGTTATAGGGATCACTTCGGACTCGGTAGAGGAACTTTCGAGAAGTTTACACAGATATTTGAGCGAGAAGGAACGCTCTTCTATTATTTAAAGTGTAAGCTCCCGTCAGTTTTCTCTTGGGGAATGGACCAAACGCTACCTGATACGTCAAAGTTTGATTGGATCGATAAGCAGCCTCATTTTTTTATTGGAGGTCGAGCTTTTCGGTTTCTTCGGTTGATGCGTAGTCTCTCATTGGAAGAGAAGGCTTCCTTTTTCTTGTCAATTTTGTACATGAAAAAGGGGCTAGCAAGACCGAACGACAAACTTTTAAAGCAGAGTATCGTCGATACCTTCGTTGATCTGACAACGGCTAGAGAATTGAAATCTCGGGCGATGTTGGACATATTGAAGGAACAAGTTCGACGAACTGCTAAGGAAATGTATCGTGGTACTACTTGGGTAAATGAAGAAGTTTTGCATTTGCCAAGTACCAATGCGCATTACGGTTGGGGTAGGAACAAAGGAGGAGCTTTAGGAGCTCTCACAAAGGCCGGTCTATTAGACGATGCTTCTGTGATTGACAGCGATGATATTTGCCGTCACAAAACCTTTTGTCCCAAGACTGTTAAGCTATATCGGAGTGATCCAAATAGTGGCTTAAAGTCTGCCGTATGGTCCGAGGAATGTCGTGAGCCTGCCGTCCCTGTCGTAATTCTGCCATTGGCAGTCGACTCTTCGAGGCGGAGGCTTTTTCGTGCTGTGTTAGATCTGGCCAAAAATGAATTGCCGTATGTTGAACCTGTTGCCCTTCCTGAACCTCTTAAGGTTCGGGTTATTTCGAAGGGCCCCGTCTTTACCTATGCCATAATGCGAAGTTTGCAAAAGACTTTGTGGAAAGAGATGGGGAGGTTTCGGCAGTTCTTGACGAATAGAACTTTGTCATGGCTAGATCTGGATCTCCTAAGTAAGACACGTGATCAACTGTGGATAAGTGGCGATTATAAGTCGGCCACGAATGAGCTTAACCCCGAGCTTTGTGAGGTGGCGGTCGAGGAAATTTGTAAGCAACTGAAAATCTCTGCTGAGATTCGTCAGTTGTTCCTAAATTCCATGACGCGCCACATCGTAAAGCTCCCTGGAAAAGGTTTTGAAGAAGAAATTCGACAAAACCCTGACCTAGGGAAGGAGCTCCCCCAAAAGTGGGGGCAGTTGATGGGATCACCGGTTTCTTTTCCGGTGCTATGTCTGATTAATGCCGCTCTAACTCGTTTTGCGATAGAGCAGGGCCAGGATTCTCCAAGAGAGCTCAAACTTTCTGACTGCAAAATGTTAGTAAATGGTGACGACGTTGTTTTCGTCGGCCAAACTTCCGACTATAATCGTTGGAAGTACTACACATCTTGTGGTGGGTTGTCTGAGTCAGTGGGGAAGACCTATATTTCTAGAGAATGGTTAATGATGAACTCCGACCTCTATATCCCTAAGAATCTTCAAGTTGAAGAAGCTGGGAAAGGGGTGTTGGTTGTCGACCCGCATGGGGAGACGGTTTATCATCGAACCAGTTTTGCTAGAACGCCCTACTACAATCTCGCCCTTTTACAGGGGCTGAAGAGGAGTGGCAAAGGAGATGAGAGAGATAAGGCTGAGCGTAACGACGGGATGACTGTCGGAGCTCGTGTCAGGTACTTGGTTAAGGATTTTGCTGAGGATGATGTCGAATATTTGACACTCCGGTTTATTGCCCACTCACGTGGACAATTACCTAAGCGAACTCCTTGGTTTGTACCAGAGGCCTATGGAGGGGTAGGACTGCCTATTGTTGGCAAGTTAGGTCCTAGCCGCCTGGATATCTCTCTCTGCGGTGCACAGCGTGAAGGTTACATTCCTAAATGTCCCTCTTTCAAGGTTGCGTTGATTGGTACAGCTTTACAAAGTAATAAGCTGTATAACGACCTGACCAAGAAAGCCGAGGGGGATTTCGGGATCGTCGACTATGAAACAAATGGTTCCAAAATAGTCGAATACAACCAGTGGAAGGAGTTGCTGTCTGGTTTTTTCCAGATTCGCCATTTAAAGAAGCAGTTGGCCCTTAAGGAGGGAGACTGTTCATCTCAATGGAAGCGACTCGACAATTACTGGTGTAGATGGGCAGAAAAGCTACCAGAAAGCAGCTATCGTCCTCGATCCTTTGACGAATTTTATCGTCAGTCCCCTGCATTCACTAAGGCTCATGTGGTTGAGCACGGGAACAGGTGTACTATGGTGCGATCCGACTGGGTTCCAAATGACAAGATATGCCCTATTAAAGTGGCGCAATGTTGTAATTTGGACTAGTCTATGAACTCGCTCTGTACCCCTGGAGTCGATAAGCGTTGGTG